AGAACTTCATTGCCGGCAATCCGGATGCCGATCCGACACAGGAGGTGGTGACACGCTGGGTGGTGGAGCAACTGGCCACGCTGACGGCAATGAATGCCACCTTTACGTTATCGCAGCCGACCGAAACGGACGGGCTGGTGACGCCGGGGCGCATTATGCTGGCGGATGTCTGCATCTGGATTTATCGATCGGAAGAGTGCGGATATACCGGCGCGGCGGTGGCGGATGAGTTCGACAAGCCAACAACCGATCCGGCAAAAGATAAATGCAGTCACTGTCGCAAAGGGTGTGAATTGCGTAACAATCTCGACAGCATCGGCTGCTTCTTCTCGATAGCGAAGCTGAGTAGATAGTGCATCAGAGATGCTATTTTATCTGCCGTAGCGCTTCGGCGAGGTCAAAATATTTCATGTCGCCTGTTGCGGCTTTTACGGTGAGTTCGACCATTGCCTGCTTTGTTGTTCCGCTGACAGGCAGAGAGATGCCATTACGTTTCAGGAATATTTGAGTAATAAACATCGATGTGCGCTTATTGCCATCATTAAAAATATGCCCCCGTGCGATAGCCACCCAATATATTGCGGCCAGATCGTACAGGTCATTAACGCCTTCATAGTGATGCTTATTCAATACCCGATGGATAATGGCTTCAGCTCTGCCAGTGTCGGACATCCCTTCGACGCCACCATCCCTGGCAATCAAACGATCGTGAAACTCGATAACTTCCTGAGCACTGACCAGTTTCATCGGCTGGAGAGTTCCGTATAAACATCACCGTGTGTTTGCATAATTTCTGCGAACTCAGCATCCAAGGTTGCTTTGCGGTATGCCTCAAACTCGGTTTTGCTCACAACAATAGCTGATGCACCGTTACGGCGGGTGATTTCGACAGGCTCACCGGATGTGACACTTTCAAGGATCTCCGCCAGATGTTCCCGTGCCGCGCTGTAGGTATAACTATTCATATTTAGCCCCTTCGTTACATGTACTAATTAATTGTACATGTCAGTTGAGTATTTGCAAGCAGGTATCCGATGGACAGACAACCTATTCTGGCGCACGCGGCTGCGTGTGCGCCACAGGAATCGTGCGGCCTGATAATCCGCACGCCGCAGGGCGAGCAGTATGTTCCCTGTCAGAATATCCACCCTCAACCTGACCAGTTTTTCGAAACCTCGCCTGATGACTGGCTGCGGGCGTCTGCTGCCGGTGATGTGGTGGCGGTGGTGCACAGTCACCCTCAGGGACCGCCTTTTCTCAGCCCGGCAGACCGCAGGGTTCAGCGATGCACGGGTCTGCCCTGGTGGCTGGTGTGTGATGGTGAGATGACGCTCTTCCGCTGCATTTCCCCGTTACTCGGGCGCACCTTTGAGCACGGTATTACCGACTGTTACACCCTGTTCCGTGACGCCTACGCACTGGCCGGTATTGAAATGCCGGACTTTTCCCGCGAGGACGACTGGTGGGCCAGGGGCGAAAACCTTTACCTCGATAATCTGCCACCCACCGGTTTTTACCCGGTGACCGAGCCGCAACCTGGCGACATCATCCTGTGCTGTTACGGCGGCTCTGTTGCCAACCATGCCGCACTTTACTGCGGTGACCAGCGCATTCTTCATCACCTCCCTCATCAACTCAGCAAACGCGAGGTTTATACCGACCGATGGCAACGCATGACACATTCAGTCTGGCGCCACAGACAGTGGCAACCGTCGTCTTTCATGGCGATTTACAACGATTTGGCCGACGCTTCACGCTGTATGTGACCACAGCGGGTGAAGCTATCCGTGCTCTGGTGATGCAGTTGCCGGGACTGCGTGCACATATCAGCCCGGGGCATTATCAGTTACGTGTGGCAGGGGCCGATGTCAGCGAGGGCATGCTGGCCCGGAGGCTGAATGAGCCGTTGCCTTACGGGGCCGTTATCCATCTGGTGCCGAGAGTGGCGGGAGCAGCGAAGGGCGGATTGCTACAGATAGTGGTAGGCGCCGTCATGATAGCCAGTGCTTTTTTCACCGGAGGTGCATCAATTGCAGCCTGGGGGGCAATGTCCGCTGCGATGTTTGCAGGGGGGGTGAGCATGATGGTTGGTGGAATTTCACTGATGCTGACGCCAGTCACCAAAACGCAATTGATGAAAACCACCGATAACGGCAAACAGCATACGTATTTTTCTTCTCTGGATAATGCCGTGGCGCAGGGTAATGCGATACCGGTGGTCTATGGCGAGATGGTGGTGGGCTCCCGGGTAATCTCTCAGGAGCTGATGGTCTGGGACGAATAAGGAAACGGTATGGGCAAGGGCGGCGGTAAGCAACACACCCCGAAAGAAGAGCGGGATAATCTTAAATCACAGCAAAAAATCCAGATAGTGGATGTGCTCAGCGAGGGCCCCATTGAGGGACCAGTGGGTGACCTTAAGGGCATGTTACTCAATGACACCCCCTCACAAAATGCGGACGGTACCACTAACTTTGACGGCCTGACGGTGGAGTGGCGCAGCGGCACACAGGACCAGACGGTACTCGAGGGTTTTGCCGAATCCGGTAGCGAAATCAGCGTCGGTACCGAGGTGAAAAAAAACACACCGGTGACACGCACCATTACGTCGGCCAACATCGATATGCTGCGGGTCACGGTCGGGGTGCCGGCATTGCAGCTGAGCACCAAAGAAGGAGACCGGACGCGTACAAGCGTGACGCTGGATATTCAGGTTGAGCGCAGCGGTGCCTGGGTGAGTGAGACGCAGGTGGTGATTGACGGCAAAACCACCACCGCTTACGAGCGGGCCGTGCTGGTGAAAAACCTGCCACCCCGCCCGTTTAACATCCGGGTGGTGCGCGTCACCGATGACAGCACCACCGACATGCTGCAGAACAAAACCAGCTGGGTGAGTTACACCGAAATCATTGCCGTGCGCCAGCGCTACCCGAATTCTGCCGTGGTGGGCGTGACCGCCCTGGCGGATTACTTTGGCGGGCAGATACCGCGACGCAACTACCATATCCGCGGACGCGTGCTGCAGGTGCCGGATAACTATGACCCCACTACCCGCCAGTATACCGGACTGTGGCAGGGGCGCTTTAAACCTGCCTGGAGTGACAATCCAGCCTGGGTAATGTGGGACCTGCTGACCCATAAACGGTACGGGCTGGGCAGGCGCATCGGTGTCAGTGATGTGGACAAATGGTCGCTGTATGCCATGGCGCAGTACTGTGACCAGCCGGTGCCGGATGGCTTTGGTAAAACCGAGCCGCGTATGCGGCTGAATGCCTGTCTGAGTAATGCCCGGCAGGCGCATGATGTGGTGGCCGATTTGTGTTCGGTGATGCGTTGCATGCCGGTGTGGAATGGCACCTCGCTGTCCTTTGTTCAGGACCGTCCGGTGGATGCGACCTGGTGTTATACCAACAGCAATGTGGCCGGCGGGTTGTTCAGCTACGCCTTCTCCGCACTCAAGGACCGGCATAATTCCGTATTTGTGCACTGGGTTGACCCGGCTAACGGCTGGCAGACCTCGACCGAATATGTGTCAGACGATGCCGGTATTGCACGCTACGGGTACAACGCGATAACGGTGGATGCGTTCGGGTGTACCTCACGGGGGCAGGCGCACCGCTTTGGTCTGTGGGTGATTGTTACGGAGGCGCTGGAAACCCAGACGGTGACGTTCAGCCTGGGGGCTGAAGGGGTGCGCCATCTGCCGGGGGATGTGTTTGAGATTGCTGATAATGATTACAGCGGCGTACAACTGGGGGGCCGGCTGAATGCGGTCACGCCCTCTGTGCTGACACTTGACCGTGCGGTCACGTTGCCGGCGGGGCAGACGTTTATTACGCTGCCGGGCAGTGATGGCCAGCCGGTGCGTCTGACGGTGAACAGCCAGTCGGCACCGGACCAGCTTCAGGTCGCCGGTCTGCCTGCCACGCTGAAACCTGGTGATATCTGGGGATTGTCATTACCGACCCTGAGCCGCCGGTTGTTCCGCTGTGTGGCCATCAGTGAAAAAGACGACGGGACCTTTGATGTCACCGGTCTGCAACACGTGCCGGAGAAAGAAGCGATAGTGGATAACGGGGCGGTGT